AGCACGATTACCACCATTGATTCCTCTGTTCCGTGGAGTACCTGCAACGGCAGCGATTGATTGTCCGTCTGAAGCGTTACCACTGATGATGAGCGTATGTGCGTCTATGTTGCTGAGAGTAAGGGTTTCGCACCGCCATCTATCTACTATCATATGGCCGACTTCTAAGAATGTTTCTGTGAATGCAGGATCTACCACAGCAGGCTTGCCACCCACGATGATGACGTTAGTCTCGTTTGTAGGTAGGGCAGACCCGGTATAAGCAGTGCCTAATGTAGTATCAGTTATCTCGACCAGGCCAACAGGCGTTGTTCCTAAGTCCAGTCGCAACGTGTTGAACTTCTCCTCAAAGAAGATAGGTGCGTCTATAGGAGCATTGTATATGCCACTATCGCCCCTGCTGAAGCTAGGTGGCTCCATCATTTCAACGGCTACAACGCTTGTGGTGGCTACAGAGCCTGCGAACAGGAAGGTTGCAGCCATCTGTGGGTTCAATCCGCAAGCACGTAAGAAGGAATAAGGCGATTTGATAATGTTAAATGCAGTCCGCCACTTAGCTGATTCGGCCTGTAGGTATTCAACCGTAGCTAACAGTTTGTCTCTTACTGCCTTAACCTTGTTATAGGTGCGTACCGGCGATGCTGTTACATTCCACCAGAAGAACTGAAACGAGGTATAAACTCCTAAGCCAAAGTCACTATTCATGGCACTACTCCTGCTCTAAGACTTTGAGCGATACACCGCCCAGGAACCCAAAGACAGATCCAATAACGGCTGTTACCACCTCTGTTGCACCCATCTGCATACCAATCCACATGCCGTACAACCCAAAGACTGTACCGCATACAACTGCTGCCATTATCTGTGGTCTTAATCGTCCCATGCTCATCTCCTATGCTACAGGCATTCTAGTTGTCAACCCATGATAACTGTCCGCTGCCATTGGTGGACAATACCTGTCCAGAAGTACCATCGGCATTAGGCAGGAGATAATTGATAGCAGCAGCGTCTACAGCACTAGGATTGGCTCCAATGGAAACATAACCTACATTACTGTTAGCAGGTGAGACATGGGTTGATTTTCCAGAATGATGGAAGTAAACACCAAAACTGTGATTATGTTGGTTATATAAGTTCAAATCTCCCCTAGAACCTAACACCATAGTAGCTTTATTGATGGCACTTTCAGTTACAGCCGTAGAGAAGTGCAGCTCTGATCTATTTAGACCCGAAGTAATATCGTTTTCTGTTCTTACTGCTATCTCTGCCATTACCAGTATGGCATCACTTCCAGAGGCTTCATCAGGGGCTTGAAAACGTATAGCTCCTAGAGTATCTAAGTTCTCCATAGCCGTTTCCCCTGTTTGTAGAGTTAGAATGATCGGACTGTCATCTCCAGTAGCTGTGTGTTTAAGATTTAACCCTGTATCTGCTACATGTGTGAGTGTAATTTCAGAGTCTGCACCAAAGGTTAGAACGGCTCCATCGCTAACCAATCCTAAGTCATCCGATATTGTTGCATCCCCGGTGACTGCTAATGTCGAACCATCATATGTTAATCCTGACTCTCCGTTCAAAGCCGTAGAGGAACTGAAGGTTACAACCCTATTATCGGCTCCATTAGCTACGGCAGATACGGCTCCACCTGCATCTTCCCATGCAACCCCACTACCAGTAGAAGTTAATACTTGTCCATCACTACCTTGTGCCCCACCAACAGTTAAGTTATCAACTTCCGCTGTGCCGTCTACATCAAGGTCTGTGCCTACATATAGCTTCTTAGCTATACTTGCGCCACCCTCTGTTCGCAAGGCCCCTGTATCACCAGTGGCATCAGAAGAATCAGTAGTGTCTGTAATGTCTACGATACCTGAGAAGGTTCCTGTCGTTCCTGCTATAGCTGCAAATGTTCCTGCCGCTGCACTACTAGCCCCAATAGTTGTTCCATCTATAGCACCTGCCCCAATATCAACAGTGGCTAATGTTGCAGTACCAGTAGTAGATATATTCTCGTTACCAAACGAAATCGCCCCACTGGAATCTGTGATGCTTCCGTTAGCTAGTGTTATGTTTCCTATAGTAGATCCAGTAGCTGCGGATATCGTGCCAGTGAAGGTAGAATTATCATCAGCAGTTATCGCACCCACATGCAGGTTGGCATAGTCATCAATGTCTACGTTCCCGGTCGTTGTTCCTGCCTCATCGTTGGTAAAGGCAGTGACGAACTCATCAGCGGACTCATCCCACAGTATGGCCCTGTTAGCAATGTTGGTACTAGAGCCGTTGCCCCTGGTAAATATTATGCCTAAGTCATTAGCCGGGGACGCTGTTGTTCCTTGTGCTAGTTTAATAAGCGGATCTGTAACGGTTAGGTTGGTAGTATCAACCGTGGTTGTTGTTCCGCTAACAGTAAAGTTGCCACTAACTGTCAGATTGTCCGTGATAGTCACATTGCCATCAGCCACTTCAAGGGAGTTCTGGCCGTCAGTGCCAGTAATAACCAGCTTCTCATCAGAAGCATCCCAAAACATGTGGTCCCCGCTAGTTGCAGAGTAGAAGTATACATCCTCTCCTGATCCGTCAGTGCCAAAGCCTATGTTGCTACCGTCAGAAGTAATGGTATCGAGGGCTATGCCTCCTACGTTAGTGATATCGGCATCATTGAAGCTCGTTGCACCCAGCGTATTAGATGCTGCGGTAGACGTTAGCCCACCACTAACCGTGGTAGCACCAGTAATAGTTAGAGTAGAGCCATCAGACGATAGGTACTCGCCACCTCTGTCGTAGAAGTAGAGCTTGTCCACCACCCTTACATCTCCATCGAGAACATCCAGTGCAGTAGCCCCATTCGTGCCTGTAATTTGCAGTACCTCCTCAGAGGAATCCCATGTCAGGTTGTCCCCTGATGTACCTGAGTAGAAGACTACATCCTGTCCGCTCCCATCTGAACCAACCGTGAATGTGCCTGCGGATATAACTGTGTTGCCTGCTACATCAAGAGTGCCATCAAAGTCTGAGTTGCCTGAGATATCTAGGGTTGCTGCATCTAACTCACCAGTGATTGTCAGGTTTCTTTGTCCTGTCGTATCTATGTTTGCATCCGTAGTAACTACCTTAGAAGCAATCGCTGTGCCTGCGGTTAGCCCATCTAGTAATTCTAGTTCGGCTTCTGCAAGAACTGCACTGCCTGCTGTAAATCCTGTGCCTGTTACTATACCTGTTGAGGTAATTGCCCCAGAAGCTATCGTGGTTATACCGCTCAATGCTCCATCAAAGACAACTGCTCCATTGATATCTACTGTAGTGTCTGAGGTTATCGTTAGAACTCCATCAGCGGACTGGTGAATGAATGTGCCTGTATCCCCGAATAGGATTTTCTCCGTGCTATTCATAAGGATCTCATCAGAGAACTTGAAGTAGTCCTCGTCTTCCATCCATGTAATAACACCATCGGCACTTTCAGCATCAAATGTCAGGGTAATATCTGTAGCTGCTGTGCCAGTACCAAATGTTATTGAGTCTTGGTTGAAGTCTATAGATTGTGCCCCTGCCGTAGAAGACGCAATAGTGAACGCCTTTATAAGACTGCCACCTTGTAGCACATCGAATTCTATCTGACCATCTTCAGAGCCAGATGTCACGTCCGTGGCAACCACTGTCATACGAGCAAATTCATCTAAGTTACCGGCAGAATCTGCCAACTTAAAGGACATATAAACTTCATCATTGTCAGCCCTGGTCGTGTTAGCCCCACTAAATACAGCGACCTGGTTGGCCGTGCTGTTTGTAAGGTTGGTGGCTGTTAGCGCAGGGGTTGTTGCCGCTGAATCGTTACGGACATCAATTTCCCTGAGAGATATCTGGTCATTCCATTGGATGTAGCGTATTGAGCTACCTCGTGTAATCTTTATGTCATATTTGTCTTGATCAGCCTCGTTGAAATACCAAAGGCCAGCGGCACTGGTAGTAGTTGATGCCTCTTCTGCGCCATCTGATTCTTGCAGAAGCTGTACCGTCGCTCCCTGGATAGCACTGCCTGAGTCATCGTATAAGTAACCTTGAAAATTAATAGCCATGTTATCCCCCTGCCATACGAGAATGATCCCTGTAGTTTAGGGCCTCCCTGCAATAATATTCTGGATCTCTGAATAGATCATCATCATCTATAAAGATCAACCTCACCCCCGCACCTTCTACTTGTGCCCTAGCAAACATATCTCTAGCCTGTGTATTGACCCCTGTTTCATAGTGATAGTATACACCCTGTACGTTAACTGCCAAGTCAGGGGGGTTTGAGAACACAAAGTCCAGTACAATGCCGCCCTTGTCCAGCCGCCCACCCATGCGTGAGGACTGGTACGAGAAGTCTTCTCCCGGCACTTTGCCTAACTGCTCAAACGTAATATAGGCAATATACTCAGGCAATGAACCAGGCCAACTCGGTGGTACTTCTATTTGCTGTGCCCTCGTAGTCATGTTATCCCTCTAGTATCATTGTCCAGCAAACCTTATCACTGTTCGTTGCAGCATCTACATAGAACACATTGGCTGGTACTGATCCCCCAAAGTCTCCAAAGTTTAATTCAATCTCGTTACCGGCACTCAGTTCATATCCCGTAGTAGAGGCTACATCAGACACCCCCACATAGGACACACCAGAGTTGCCAGCTAATGCTTTTGCTTTAACAAACTTCACCCTGTTGGTTACGTTATTTAATTGCACTCTTGTGCCTGCACTGCTCACGGTTGTAACACCGGTCACTAATCTCATATTTCACCTATGGCTCAACTACAGATATCTGCGTTGTGCCCCTTTCATCTCTTCCTGTATATTCCATTCCTACCGCTGCCGTAACATCGACATAGTAATTCCTTGTACCGCCACTGTCATCCCTAAAGGTAAACTCCACCAGCGTTGTGCTTTCAATGGCTGATATCAGCGCAGACCGTAAGTCTTTTGCTTCCTTGCCCTTATAAGGATTATTCAGATCCACCTCTACTGTGTGTCCCCACTTTGCAGGGAGCTTCTTCCTCCACTCCAGAGTCAGGCTAACAACATCAGGACTTTCAAATTTCTCCAGTCCAGTCGTGGTTCCTGAAGACCTGGATAGCGTTAGTTTAAACTTAATGGCCCTGAATGTTGTGCCAACCCCACTGGCAAACGTGTACCTGTACGTGCCTGAACTCCCGCCAATTGAAACCGTAGCCTCATCAGAGTGCGTCGCAGCAGTTGTGCTGTTCGATGCCCTCGTCACGGTAAGAGTATCGCCTGATATAGCACTAATAGTCATATGTTCGCTATCAACGATTATAAAATCTCCAACAACTAGAGCACTGGCATCATCTACGGGCACTGACGTAGCACTAGTACTAGATATAGCTCCATTCAAAGTCGTTTTGGAAATTGAGCTACCAACCTGGTCAAACATTTCGGCTGAGTCAAGTGTGTTTACTGCCGTAGTATAACTCTCGATATAGTCCGTTGCATACTCCACCTTGATCTCCTCTGTTGTGGAGAGATCCTGGCATTCAATCCGTAAATTGAGTGCCAGCTTATCAACTTCGCTTTGCCCTGCATTGAACCAGGGAGTCTCATGCACCCCTGATGTTGCATAAGCAAAGTCATCTACCTCGCTAGGGTTAATAATGTCCTTTGGAAGATCCATGAAGTACACCACGCCATTAGCTCCCCACCATACCCGATAGGTATTGTATGCGGTACTAACATGCATATCATCAAAGGTCGTACCGGTATCACCTGCTATCCACTTTGTTTCCCACCCTAGCTCGTTATATCCCAATATAGTGCTCGATCCTGTGTCATCAGCCATCACAGAGCTGCCTACATGGCTTTGCCATTGTCTTGATATAGCGTCTGCGGCGACAGCGGCCGCACCTACTTGTGCGTCTATGCCTATTAACAATTCATTGTGACTACCTGCCATAGTACGAATCGCTCCACGCTTATCAGAGGGCAATCCGTCGTCACGGTCAGGCCCAGTGACTGTAACAACCGCAGAATTACTACCATTGATATACTTATACATACCGTTACCGCTAGGGATGTATACTGAATCTCTCCATCTAGTAGTTCCTTTTCCATTATCAGGATGAACTGGCAATGTAAATTGTGTGGCTACCCACATAGCATTATCCGCATCGTGTGCAAATAACCCCTCCGTCGTAGCAGCATAGATGATAGGAACGCCCATTGCATTACGAGCTACAAATAACGCCGTTACGCTATTATCTGGTAGCGGTAACATTGCGTCGTTATACTCTGTGCCTACTGCTGCCGCACTCCAAAGCTGTCCGTCATGGGAGATGCCCCACAACCTGTCGTCCCAGACTGTCAGAAACTTAGTGTCTTGTGTGTCTGTAGTCCACGAAGTGCCGTTAGTGGAATAAGAATAACCAGAACCGCCCGAATCATAGTGAGCCAGTACCAAATATGAAGTGCCACTAGCGTTGGTAAAGACTATGCTGTCTGTAACCGCATCTGTTATACCTGATGTTGTTAGTGCCGATCCCCAGCTATCTCCACCATTGGCATATTTAAATAGCTTAGGCGTAGCTCCTCCTCCACCATTCCACGCTGCATAGACTTCGCCGCCAAATGTCTCAATTGCCCCAACTGTAGCCTGTCCTAAACTGTGTAATGGCGTGTCGGTAGCCGTTGCAAGGTTTGCTAAGACTAAATGATTCTTATAGCGTAGCTGACAGGTGCTAAACCACGCCCTGGTTACATCAGCGGCACCTTCCATGCGGTTAATGCCAATGCCGCCACGCCAATCAGACCAGGCAACGATAGATGAACGTAACTGATCGTCTTTAGATGTATCGCCTATAACAACTTTAGCCGGGTATATAGACGCTAGTGTGCTGCGAATAGGCCGTGTAATAGGATAATACACCCCATTCAGAGAGATTTCGTTGGTATCTATAACCTTGGATGTCATTACTCAACTTGCCTCACATTCACAAGCATGGGTAATGCCCTCCTGGCTCTCTCTGCCTGTGCTGCCCAATACGCACTAAGCTGACGCTTGGCATCAGGGTCTGTAGCAGGCCCACCTGACGTAGATATTAACGCAAGGTTGGTAGCGTTGGCTATAATAAAGTTCTCATCTACCTCGGTAGCTGTTGAGTCACTAGATAGTAATGCAGGCTTATCTCCACCTGTGATCTTGAGTAGCCTGTACCCTACCTCATCCTGTCCGTTACGCACCAGGATCAAGTCACGAGCCTCTTTATCTATTCTCCATAGCCTCCGTGGTAACGTAACCCATTCAGCCGTATCGTTCTCTACTGCTGATATATCATCAATCCATACAGTACAGGCCCCTAAGTCTGAGTCATACTCCAGCCCTACTGATATGATAGCTGTGTCTGTATTTGGGTTAGACAACGCCATCCTAACAAACGTCCATGTATTAGCGGACAGAGCTGGTATACTTAATGTCTCTAAGGGACTACCACATGACGCTGTATCATCCAGCAATAGCTTCAGGTTGCCTGCGCTAGTAGCCACTGTGCTCTTAACCCACATCTCTATGTAGTCATACTTACTGATGTCTTTACTGGTAATGCTGTCAGTAACGAAATCACCTGCTGACGCACCTGCCGCAATAACCATCTTGAGTGACTGCGTGCCCTGCTTCCTGTCCTGAGTGTCCAGGGATTGAGTAAAGTCACCATCAGTCTTTTCGTCAAAGGTTGTGTTGCAGGCATGAATACGAGTCGCGCTAACCTTATCGCGGTACTCAATCTTACGGATCATTGAAATATTAGAGGGGATATCAAACCTAGCTTGATGTCCATCTCCATGTAGCTCAACATTCTCAATGGGATCATATGCATTGCCAGTAACGCTAATGATAGATTGATTAATAAAAGAATCAATAATAGAAGGATTATATGGAGAATCCCATAGTTCATATGTATCACCGGCAACAGTCGAAAATGACAGAGCCTGTCCTAGTGTTAGCCTATAAGCAGATGCTGTATAGTCACTAACAAGCCTGGTTTCAGCACTATCAGAATTACTGGTATCAAAAACAACAACCCACTTACCGTTGTGATTGTCATCACCACCAGTAAATGTTAATGATATTAGCGTGGTTGTTGACCCGGCATCATAAGTAGTACCAGTTTGCATCGCTCCAAGGCTATGACCAATGGACTGCCTTAGTTGCTTGCGAGTTCTCCCTTGTAAAACAGGCATAAGCTACCTCGTTGGTGCTACGGGACCCCGTTGCTCGCGTCGCTGTCTGGCAATATACAACGCTAATGCATACTTTGGGTCCTTTAGCTTATCAGCATTAGGGATCCTGGGTGGAGTCTTTGGGCTGCGCTGGCCATTGCGTACTGGTCGGCCTGCCACCTTAGTAACCACCCTTCTTCTTCTTAGTCACTGGCTTTCCTGTGGCCCTAGAATGCCTCTGAGCCGCGGCTCGGCCCTTAGCGGTGTACGGGAAATGTCTCTTGCCTACTTTTGGCATCTCAGCCCCCTTTCTTGCCTTTGTTATCTTTCTCTTGTGCCTTCTCTAGTTCTGTCCTAACAGATCTTAGTTCTGCATGAGCAGCATCCAGTCGCGCCGTAAGTTCAACAACCGCTCTGTTAAGAGCTGCATTCTGCACCTGTAGTGCAAACTTGGCATCCTGGTTTATAACCTTGCGTATGTCCTCTGCGTTGACCGATACATCAACGCTCGTATTATCCTGTGTCATATTCCTATTTCCTTATCTGATAGTAGATTTGATTGTTCGTACTTTGTCTACGCCTTAAAGCGTAGCTACGAAACTCGTTCAGAGCCTTTCCTATTTCCTTGCGCTCCTCTTGTGTAGGAGCACGCTTCTGATACTTAGTCTTAACCTCCTCAAGGAAGGTTTCTGCTGCCTGTGCCATCATGTCTTCGACATGTGCCCGGCTATCAGACTCATCAGCAAGTACATCTACTCGTTGTTGATGTTCTACGCCAAACTTATCCTTAGCTTTTAACAAGACAGAATACTTGAATATCTTTGTTCCTGTCTCAGCGTTATATCCCACAGGGGCTGCCCCTGATGGAGCTGACCCCTGTGGTGTCCATAACTCATTTATCAATGTCCTAATTCCTTAGTATTATAATTCCTAGTTGCGAATATTCAACATCACGACTTGGTTGTCCGTATCTACGGACGGGATGCTCATCGCTGTACCAATAGGCGCAGTGTCCTCTTCTGAGGAAGCATCCCATAAGTCGAATGCACCAGACTCGCCAGACGCTTGACTCACGCCTATAGCGTCACCAACAACAGCTACTGCAGCTCCTGACAGAACAGAAGCAATGCCTGCTGTTTGTATCCAGCAGTAGTAACTGGCTGTTACAGGTATGGTTGTTACACCAAGAGGTCCTGTGGTCATTGTACCGTCACCATCAATGATCTTGATGTTGGTGTATGGGTTGTATATAAGCCCAAAGAGCGATGATGTTGTTAAAGCTGTTCTTATACCATCTGGCTCATCAAGGGTGATAATAACCGTGTTATCGGCAGATGCGTCATGCGTTGGATGAGACTTGATTCTGTATACCTCTCCCTGTCCCGGCCCATCGTTGCATATCAGATACCCATCTGCATACTGGTCTTTTGTTAGGTCCGTGGTGGGCACTTCAATGCTGATTGTCGTGTCCCCTGCCGAGTGTGCTGCAGTGGCGGCAACGTCCATATCGTGTGCAGCTACCGCGGCAACGCCATCCACAATCTTGCCTGCGGGCGTAATCGCCGTCGAGCTGTTCTTAGCATAGTAAAATACTCTACCATCAGGGGTCACTGCCCTTGTGCCGAGCTTCTGCTTTTGCTCGGAAGTCTCAACCTTCTCTTGTCCATAACTCAAATAAATCGTTGTTGGGAATGCCATAGCAATCCTCCTTATATAACAGGCTCAATGTCCTGCGAATGCCGTTAGTATTTTGTCACTAGGCACGGCATTCTTTACACCTAGCTGGTTGGGTTATAGTACGGGCCTGTCTTAGCGGTACGGGGGGCAGCAGGAGCCTTCTGTTGTTCTGCTACAACCCGCACACACCAATGACATGTACATGTACTACCCGGAGGCCACGGGAAAAGCCCAATACGAGCTTTTCTGTTTACATAGTCAGGGTTGCCTGGGAGGTTCTCTATCTTAGAGCCAACCGCATGAACCACCTCGCCACTAGGATTATATGTAGCCCTGTGGCGATGTAGTGTTACCTTCGGCTGCCACTCGTCTATGTAATTCCACGAGTAACCCTGACCGACTAATTCCTGTCGCAACTCAGTGCGTTCCTTAGTTGTTATTGCCATCAAATACCTCGATTAGCTTGTTGCAGGCGTGGCTGCATCTAATGTTAATGCAACGCCTTTGCTATCATCAAGCTCGAATACCCCATAGTCAGCGGTTATAACGACTTCTGTTGCCCTGAGTGACGCATCTCTTTGTCGCTCAGTTCTGGTGTCTACGCTCTTCAGTACGGCTAAAGCCGACTTGTCTGCACAAACACCGACTGCATCATCGCTGCTATCAATGGTTATGTTGCCATCTTCAAATATTGGCACGCCGTTTATTGGGCGTAACCCGCTGAAGAAGTTGCCAAGTAGGTCTTGCGACCATCCATTAGGTACTGGATATGTGGTCGATGCCGTCACCGCAGTGTTGGCAATGTCCCACACCGCAAATGGGTGCTGAACAATGTAGACCTGTGATCCAAACTTATTGCCCTTGGCGTATGCAACTGTTGCGGACACGTTTGCAAGGCTCATGCTGCGGCCAGCAGAACCGATATCGGTGCTGAAGCCACTATAAAGAGCCAGTACATCCTTGTCCTTCTTGCGTGCCATGCCGTCACCAAGCTGCCTGCCTATGATAGAGAACACATTCTGTGCGCTCTGTCTGGCAAGTTTGTCGGTTATGACAATCTTGGCTCCAACCTCAGCGGCTGTGAGATCAACAGTTGTCATTCCGATATCTTCCTCGTCAATTATGTCCTGACCATCAACGAGATCTGTCATGTCCATCTGTCCCACTTTGGGAACAGTGACCTGTTTTGAACCCTTGGGCAGAGCGAATTGCTCAATCAGGTTCATAGCTGGAGCATTATGCTCCTCTGTGTAACGAGCAGTCGAGATGATGATCCTTTGAGCATTCTCAAGATTACCCGTTGTTGCTGTCTGTGCCATTACGACACCTCCTTAATTAGCGTCATTGCATGACGCGCTTAACGGCATCTATTGCCGCCTGGGAACGATCACCGTTAATGTACGCATCCATTAGACGTTGATCACTGGACGCGGATGCCTGCGCTGACCCTTGGCTATTGTCAAATGCCTGCGCTGGTACCTGTCCTTGCTTTAGCCGCGCATTCTCTGCCCGGAGTTCACGCTCCTGCTTTATGCGCTTTGCTTCCTTTTCCATTTCCGCAGGGGAGTTAGTCTGTTGCAACGCCCGCATATCTGCGATCATCTGCTTATCTGCTAACCCTTCCTTCTCAAGAAAATGCATGGCAGCCATTTGTCTGCCCTCGATGAAGCCCAGCAGATTAGCCGATTCTTCATCTTGTTGCCTAAACTTCTGTTCCTGCTGCACATATCTTCGTGCCTGATCTCGTGCCATCGCAGGGGTGTAGCCTTGCTGCGTAAGAGTTTGCTCATAGCTGCGTGCTGTCTGGCCTATCTGGTCGCGCCACCGCTGTGCTTCTTCTGCAGAACGTCTTTGATGTAACTCATTGAGTTGCTGTTGTTGTTCCGGAGACATCACCTTCTGCCCAGGCTGCGGTGACTCTGGCGGCGCACTAGGCGCAGCCTGTAATTCTCCCGCAGGTGCCTCTACCGGGGTATCACTCGCAGGAGTATCCTCTGCCGGTGCCTCTGCTGGCGCATCTTCTGCGTCACCATCAGACAATGGCGGCAAACCTGCATCTACATCTGCATCAGGTTCATCCAGATAACTTATCTGCGAATTCTCTTCCTCTGGTATTGTTGACGTTACCATAACCTATTCTCCTTTTCCTCTATATATATACACCATTCTATCACTAGACACAACACTTGCTATCGCGCCCCTACTTCTTCAGGGACTTTTGAGGGACCAAACATCAGGTCAGACGGATCTATAGCCTGCATCATAGTCTCATATTGTTCGCGATATGGTGGCAGATAAAAGATCTCTCTAAATTCCTGTCGCCCCATATCGTCACGCGCTGCCCTATATCGCTCTAGTATCTTGTCGCGCCCTTTAAAATCAAAACCGTACATTACCATTGTGTTTAACCATCCACTCGGTGCATTCTCTAGGAACTCATCTTTATAGTTATGAATTAACCCTCCTGCATACCGATTAGCCTTGCTGGGCGCAGCCTCCAGAAATCGCTTGGCACGGGCTAGGATTCGGTAAACCTCTCGGCCCTCTTCCATATCATCTCTCAATGCCTTAGGCGCATTCATGTAGTCTAGTATCTTGATCCGCTCTAGGCTGGGAACCATCTCCTCAAGTCTAGCAATTACATTCGGATGCTTGTTAATGTTCCAATAGTTAATATCTGTCCCGTCTACTTCAACCTTGAGTTTACTCACCCATCTCGTAGCCTCTGCTAACTGTTTAGCTCGTGGATGATACTCGCCCTCTGTCAGATGGATACTCTGTAATAACCAGAGAGATTCTTGTTCACTAAGGGCGGCCCAGAACTCCATCTCGCTTGGCTCAAACTCGTCCCAGTCTATCTCGCCCTGAGCGTTAGTTGCATTTGCGTATAGCTGATAGTAGGACCACCGAACATGTTCGAGTGTGTTCTTCTCAGGCTCCTCTCGCTCATCGGTGCCATAGAGTTCTTGGTACTTGCCTCCGGGTCCGTGTAGTTCATTATTTTTATTAGCCTTGGCCTGAGCGATCAGCTCTTTGGCGTACCGTGGGCTATGCCCTGGTGAAAACGGTTCGTCGCTGAGATAGTTCTCCGCTATCTCCGCAATCGCTTCTATATGGGCTTGCTCAATTTGGTCTATTTCCCGCTTTAATGGACCCTTGGGGCCCCTGTAGCCTGGGTCACCTGTTTCCTCGGTAAGCCGTTTGTCATATTGTCGTCGTGTGCTCCAGGGCAACTCATCCCACGGAGTGTCTCTCGATTCAGGATCCTGCTGGTGGTATTGTTGCATCATCTGCGTTCTTGTTAACGGATATCCGCGACCGCCAACGAATTCTGCCGTTGCCCCAACAGCCCTCTCCGAAGGAGTGCCTCCCTCAAGCAACGCAGCCTGTGCCCAGATCGGAACAAAGTTTGGCAGCAATACCGTCGGCACTGCCTGCGCCCAACCTCTTAGATCGCCCATTTCGTTTCTGGTTGGTTCGCCAACATAGTTATAACCAGACAGCAGATCAACCCCCCTGCCTATGACAGGAGCCGAGCTACCACGCAGGAATCGTACCATCGGATTCTCCATTGTAATGCCCTTGGTTAAATCCATAGGGTCAATAGCACTTTTCGCGATAAGCTGTATCACGCTTCTTACTTTGGTTCCCGGTCCAATATTTCTGCCAAAGAGGTCCCATGTGAAGAACTTGCTGGAGGTAGGAGTCATGTGCTCCTGCACGCTATCTGCCCATTCACCAACATTATACTTGTCCTCATCTGTGTTGGCGATATAATGCGCTGTAGTCAATGCCACGCTCAACGCCGATAGTCCTGCAATTGCCTTCCCCATGCCGTCCCGTGCCAGCTTGGTACGCAAGGGTTGATTTTGCCCTAGCAATCCTTGCCCTGGCGCGAAGGTGCGAGCGATGCCAACCCCAGTATCCCACAGTAATGACGCAATAGCCCTGTTATACCGTGGCGCAAGCAGTAGAGATGTCTCTATTTGTCGTATTCGCGGAGAGACTCCCACCCTTGCACTTGATGACAGTCCCCGCATCTCGTTAACAAAGTCATCTATGTCGGCCATCTTCACAGCGTCAATAGTGCCATCGGCATTCCTCGCCAGATGCTCAAGCCCTTCTGCCATTTCTATACCAGCAACATCGAGGGCCGCATTATATCCGACCTGGAACTTACTCAGTCCTCCGCGATATATGTTAAAACCTCTGGCCGCCAGACCCTTCAGCCCTGGGCCTTCAGTTCTTTCCTGTAGCCACCCGCCTCGGTCAAATGCCTCTGTAAATTCAACCCCATTACGGGTTGTTATTAGATTTTGATGCCTGTTTACAGTGTCCGCGTGCTTGGCAAGGTATCCGTCATGGAAGGCTGGGTCCTGAAAGGCCAATCCGAATCCTCTCATAGCCTTGCCATATGCTACTGGATCTGTGCCAGCCATATAT